ATGGATGGACATACCCAATATGGCTATTGTTCATACTATGGGTATTACAGAGGCTGATGCTATGTATCTAGCACAGAATGACGTACAGATTGTCGAAGAAGAACTTCTCCGTTCGCACCCTTGCGTAGAGAGCCTTGACGCTGTACGTCAGCTTGTACTTGTGGACATGGCATTTAATCTTGGGGTGCCGCGTCTATCTGGCTTTAAAAAAATGTGGGCAGCTATTCACGAGGAAAAATTTGATGTAGCGGCAAAAGAAATGCTTGACAGCAGGTGGGCAAATCAGGTAAAATCACGCTCAACAAAACTCGCACATGCTATGCATCATGGAGAGTTTGATGGCTAGAGAACTAACTACAAAGCAACAAGTATTTTTAAATGTGTTGTTTGATGAAGCAGATGGTAACATGGTAACAGCTAAAAAACTAGCGGGTTATTCTGATAGCACAACAACAACAGAAATTGTTAAAGGATTAAAAGAAGAGATACTTGAAGCCACACAAATGTATATGGCACGTAATGCACCTAAAGCAGCAATGGCAATGACAGGCGCACTGTATGACCCGACAGAATTAGGCATACGTGATAAAATGGGTGCAGCTAAAGAATTGCTTGACCGTGTAGGTTTAGTAAAAACTGAGAAGATGCAAGTAGAGGCATCAGGCGGTGTTATGCTTATGCCACCTAAAGCTGTTGTAGAAGATGATGACTAGAAGCATAGGCAAGTGGAAACTGCCGCAGCCAACAGATATTAAAGAAGAAAACGAATGGATACAGATACCTCGTATAGCTAGAACTGTACCCTTTGGATATAAACAGAACGAAGAAGACCCTGACATTCTTGACCCTATACCAGTTGAATTAGACCTTTTAGAAAAGGCACGTAAGCATGTTAATCAATATTCTTATCGTCAAGTAGCTAATTGGTTAAGCACTAACAGTGGTAGATATATATCACACGTAGGATTGAGGAAAAGACTAGCACATGAGCGACAACGTAAGGACAAGGCTAAAAGCCTCCGCAAGTGGGCAGAGTATGCGGAAACGGCAATCGCCAAAGCAAAGAAAATCGAAGAAGCAAGGACAGGGGCAAAAACACCAGCCGCGCATTGAAAGGATTACACATGAAACATCTAGCGTTGAAGAACATGCTAATGTTTTATTCAAGCCAAATCCGGGGCCACAAACAGAGTTCTTAGCTGCAAGTGAACGTGAAGTATTATATGGCGGTAGTGCGGGTGGTGGAAAAAGTTACGCCATGCTAGCAGACCCGCTCCGCTACATGGGGCATTCACAATTTAGTGGATTGTTATTAAGACATACAACTGAAGAACTGCGAGAACTTATTTTTAAATCGCAGGAGTTGTACCCCAAAATCTGGCCCGGTATAAAGTGGTCAGAAAGAAAGATGCAGTGGACCGCGCCATCTGGCGCAAGATTGTGGATGTCTTATCTAGATAGGGATGAAGATGTCTTGCGATATCAGGGTCTAGCATTTAGCTGGATAGGCTTTGACGAATTAACACAATGGGCCACACCATATGCATGGGATTACATGCGAAGTCGTCTACGGTCCACTGCACCTGACTTGCCTATCTTTATGAGGGCGACCACAAACCCCGGAGGTAGAGGACATCAGTGGGTAAAAAAGATGTTCATTGACCCACATGCGTATAATAAACCATTTGAAGCAACTAATATTGAAACCGGAGAGACTTTACGATACCCCGCAGGACATTCAAAAGCTGGAAAGTCTCTTTTTAAACGAAGGTTTATACCCGCCCGACTTTCAGATAATCCGTATCTTGCGGAAACGGGTGATTATGAAGCAATGCTCTTATCGCTACCAGAACAACAAAGAAGACAATTATTAGAAGGCGATTGGGATATTAAAGAGGGTGCAGCTTTTACGGAATTTAATCGTGATCTGCATGTGGTTGAGCCTTTTACCATTCCTAGTAATTGGGTTAAGTTTAGGTCTTGCGATTATGGCTATGGTTCATATAGTGGGGTTCTTTGGTTTGCTGTTGCTCCTGATGAACAGCTTATTGTCTATCGGGAACACTATGTTTCAAAAGTATTGGCAACTGATTTGGCAGATCAAATACTTGAACTTGAAGCAGAGGATGGTAATATTAAGTACGGTGTTCTTGACAGTTCTCTTTGGCATAAGCGTGGCGATACTGGTCCTAGTCTCGCTGAACAAATGATTAGTAAAGGATGTCGTTGGCGTCCATCAGATAGAAGCCGGGGCAGTCGTGTTGCAGGTAAAAACGAAATACATAGACGACTGCAGGTAGACGAATTTACAGAGGAGCCTAGACTTGTATTTTTTAATAGCTGCACAAATGTCATCAGTCAGTTACCGTCCATCCCGTTGGACAAAAGGAATCCAGAAGACGTTGATACGAAATCTGAAGACCACCTTTATGACGCCCTCCGGTACGGCATTATGTCCAGACCCCGGTTCTCTATTTTCGACTACGATCCGCAAGGTAGACCGTCATCAAGTATGCAAATAGCAGACAGTACGTTTGGATATTAATATGGAAATAATATGGTCATTAATGTTAACAGTATGTATGGATAGTCAATCCTGCATAAAACAAGACGTGCAGTGGTTTGAGGAAAAATATCAATGTGTGGCAATGAAAGCGTTGCATGAAGAATTACCCATAGATGGTGATTGGAAAACCATAGACTATAAATGTATTGTAGTTGGAGCAAAGGAAATATAATGGCTGAAGATGAAATTATGATTGAAGACGACGCCATTGCGTTAGAAGACACAGAAGATACTGTAGCTAATGATGTAGAAGTTTCTAATATCATTCCTTTTATTATGGAAAAGTATCAAAAAGCAGAAGACTATCGTTATCAAGACGAAGAGAGATGGCTTCGGGCATATCGTAATTATCGCGGTTTGTATGGGCCAGACGTACAATTTACGGAAGCAGAAAAGTCTCGTGTATTTATTAAAGTAACTAAAACAAAAACACTTGCTGCCTATGGTCAAATTGTTGACGTTTTATTTGCTAATAACAAATTTCCATTATCTATTGAACCTACAGAACTACCAGATGGTGTCGTAGCAGACGTACACTTTGATCCGCAAATACCTGAAGAATTGCAAAGTCCTTATGGTTTTCCGGGTGATGGACAGGACTTGCCACCGGGTGCAACAGCGCAAAGTTTAGGTGAAAGGCTTGGACCGCTTGAGGAAAAATTAGAGGTAGTAGAAGATAAACTAAAAGAAGGACCGGGTAAAACTCCAACAGCTATAGAGTTTAGCCCTGCTATGATTGCTGCTAAAAAGATGGAAAAGAAAATACACGATCAGCTTGAAGAGTCAGGTGCTAACAAAAACTTGCGAAGCAGTGCGTTTGAGATGGCACTGTTTGGCACAGGCATTATGAAAGGTCCATTTGCTACCGATAAAGAGTATCCTAACTGGGGTGACGACGGTAATTATGATCCGGTGTTTAAAACTATTCCACAGGTAAATCATGTGTCTGTTTGGAATTTTTATCCAGACCCGGATGCCAACAACATGGATGAAGCACAGTTTGTAATTGAGCGACATAAAATGTCTCGCTCTCAACTGCGCAATCTTAAAAAGCGTCCATACTTTCGTGGTCAAGTCATTGACGAAGCAATTTTGTTTGGTGAAAATTATAACAAAAAATATTGGGAAGACGATTTGTCTGACTATTCACCAGAGCATGGCATTGATCGCTTTGAAGTTCTTGAGTATTGGGGCATGGTCGATACTGAAATGCTGGAAGAAAACGGTGTTGAGATTCCTGAAGAACTTAAAGACTTTGATGAACTGCAGGGAAACATTTGGATTTGTAATAATAAACTTATAAGGATGGTGCTAAACCCATTTAAACCCGCTAAGATTCCGTATGTGGCTGCACCATACGAACTTAATCCCTACAGCTTTTTTGGTGTAGGTATTGCAGAAAACATGGACGATACGCAAACACTAATGAATGGCTTTATGCGTATGGCAGTAGATAACGCTGTGTTATCTGGAAACTTAATTGTAGAGGTAGATGAAACCAATCTAGTGCCGGGACAAGACCTCTCATTATATCCCGGCAAGGT